TCTTACAGCAAAGTCTTCATCATTGATGATTGTTACTGTCCATGGATCAAAACGTCTGTCACCAGCCATCTTAAGTCTTCTTCCAAAATAAGGAACCTCAATTAGACCAAGCTGTGAACTTGGAATTTGAGCTACCTTACAAAGGAATGGGAGCTTAATATCAGCAACCTTATTGATTGGGTTGCTGATGATTACTTGGAAGAGGGACGGTCTTGCGCCACCAAATTGAAGGCGTGATTTGATATCATTAATATTGAATGCCATTTTCTTTCTCCCTCTTAGAACTTACCAACAATTTCATCAAACTCAACACCAGTGCGTACTGCAACAAAGTTAAGCTGAATGAAATTAATTGAACGAGCGGGTTTAATGTAGATATCGCCTCTAAATTGATTTGAATCAATTACTTCAGGAGTATTATTTGTGTTGTCACAAACAACCTTGAAGTCATAAATTCCACGACGACCTTTAATGTCACGAAGATATGGTTCAATAAGATTACGGAACCCTGCCCTTGTGAAATCATCATTGAATTCAAATAGAGAAGACCTAGCAGCTATTGCAATTGCCTTTTCAAGAACAATGAATAGTCTACGTACATTGATACGATCAAATGCTGATGGCTTACCAAGCAATGTCTTATCACCATAAAGAACAGTTCCACGACCGGGGAATGTTACTACAGGGTTAATTCCATTACGATAAAGAACATCACGATCATTTTTATCTGGATTATAAGCAAGTTTTACAACATTCTTAATAATACCTCTGTTGAAACCAGCTGGTGAATACCATGGATCACGAACATTATCTGTACGTACACATAGTCCAGCAATATCACCATTTAGAGGAACCCAAATGTAATCATCAGTATACTTATCGTACTGATACTTATAACCAGTATCAAGAACAGCATATGATGATGAAGTCAATGCATTTCTATATGTAGTAAGATTATCTAATTCTTGACCAGGAGCATTAACAGTATCATCAAATGGGGATGTAATGAAAGCAACACAGTCTTTTCTATATTCACAGATGTTATCTATGATATAGTTAGCAATGTCTTGTCCAACTTCACCTCTTGCCTTACCAGCAAGAATCAATGAAACTTCTACATCTTCTGTTGACTTAAACTTATCATAACCAAACATTACATGGCCTTCTAAGATAGTACTTTCATCTGCACCATCAGCACCATTAACAAATGATGACATATAGTTACCTGTTGTATACCCAATTGCAAGATCAGGATCATTAGCCATCTGTGGTGTATTATCCATAGACAAGAAGTTACTAGTTGACCATACATAACGTGAACTTTTATTGAGAACGTCTCTATAGTAAATAGAACCACCCTGATCACCTTTAGCATCCTTGGCTATTGAAAGATTTGACCATACTTCTAAGATTTCTCCTGGAATTCCAGTAAACTTTCCACCAGCGTCAGTGATCACAATGTGAACTTCATCAGCTACATTTGGATTTGAATTTCTTGAAGCAACATAATTTGAAGTGCCTGGACCAGGAACAACAGCATTATGATATTCCCAATGCTGAGTACCAAACATTGTATTTTCACCAGAACCTTCATCCATTTTACCAGTTACAACATAATTAGATTTTTGTTTAAATCTATCAGTGAACGAAATTTTCATTGGAAAATAATATCCAATAGTATTTGATCCAAAAGTAATTGGTGTTTGATCAAGAAGTTCAAAGGATTTGATAGTCATGTATTGAGTACCAGTTGTAGAATTTCCTACAAGAATTACATCACCTTCATGCAACTTTCCATATATTTCTCGAACCGCAGTATTTGGATAATAATGATTTTCATCTGGAATTCTATCCATATCATCATAAATGTATTGATAAACAACATTTGCAAATGTATCATTTCTATTCAAAGTAAATGTAAATTGAGTATTAGAATCCATTATAGTTGTATTAGAACCAGCATAAGCTATCAAATCAGTTTGATAATTAGCAAGTGATGTACAGACTGATACTTTTAGAGAATCGCCCAATGCACCAGCATACTTAGCAACGAAATCTACGTTTGCATAAGTTGTTTCAAGCGATGAATATTGAGCTTGAAAATCATCAATATTTTTAATTAGAATAGTATTTGATGTTAAAAATTCTTCAGACAATGTATTATTTGCATGAGCAAAAGAATTATATGAATCTTCTGCGGCTCTTACAACATATAGTTGATTACCATATGCTAAGAAGTTTGAAGCTGTATAAAATGTTTCGTGATTATTGGCGTTTGGTTTACCAAAAACTGATACTAATTCGTCCTCAGAACCCACAAGGACTCTTTTTTCTATTGGACCCCATTTAAATACTCCAGCAACACCTCCAAAGGTTGAAGATACTGAAGGAACAATGGTTGTTAGATCAATTTCAGATACGTTAACACCTGGGCTAACTTGAAATGGCATTGTTTTCTCCTTTTTATAATAAAAATCATAAATTATTTCGTATGATTATTTATAAAAATCATCAATTTAGCAAAAATCTTTCGAATTCACTTGAACTCATTACCTTGTCTTCAAACTCGTCATTCCTACCATCGTCTATAATTCCAAATGGTGTAAAATCTTCTTCCACATCTTCTTCAATTCGTCTACGAATATCTGTATTTGACACATCTTTAAAATAATTTTGACTCACCATCCATGCAAACAAGACCAAACACATTACCAAATCATCGTGATGACCTTCTTCTGCATTATAAGTATTCTTATCTACCGCATATGTTGAAAGTTCATTTATAATATCATAATCATTTAAAATTATTTTATCTGATTCTATCAAGGTTTTTAAGTTGGCGCATCCTATTCTTTTAGTAATCTGAGTTGTTTTTATACCTAATCTGTTTTGATTGCCAGCTGTACCTATTGCTGTGCCTTTTCTTCCACTCATACGTGTCATAACAACATTATCATATTCCATATCTTGATGCAGAATATTTACTACTTGCGATCCTATATTTATCTCTACTAGAATAGCCGCATTATTGTAGTAATTTCCTATGTTAGATAGTAAAGTTGGCAGCATCAACTGAGATATGTTTGCATCTTTGAATGTGGCAACTACTTCATAAGGAACAGCAGAACAATCAACAACTACAAGAGCAGAGGAATCCATTCCTAATCCTTCACTCACATCTACTGTGATAGAATAAACATGGTCTTTGATTGGATGCTTGTATATTTTTACTTCATGAGGATTATCAATTGCTCTCATGTAGATAAGTCTAGAAAGAACTGAAGGATGAATAAGAGTGTTAGTAGAACCCAAGAATTCGCATTCAAACTCTTGACGAAATTGATCAACAGAGGTATTACGGATAGTTTCTACTTTCCATGCTTCGTCTCTACCAGGAACATCTGACCAATGAACATCAACTCTTGCATAAGAATTCAAATCATTGACAGAATCCATCCATATCTTATAAAATAAATTCATTCCATTTGGAGTAGAAGTAATCAATAGTTTAGAACTAACACCTGATGAAATGGTAGGAAAGACTGATGCGAAGAACGTATCCTGAATGTTTCTAGGCACGAACGCAAACTCGTCAAGATAAATCAGGTTATATGATTGACCACGAATAGCGGATGATGAGGTGGCGGCTGCAAGAATCTTGGAACCATTCTCTAGTTCGATATTGCCTCTGTTCCATTGGATAATGCCTTGCTGCATCCACTTGGGCAACCACTCATATGCAAGTTGAATTCTAGAAAGAATTTCTTTAGCCTGAATTTGCTTGTTGGCTAGAACTGCGATGTTATAATTTTCATTAAAAAGAACTTTGTGTAGCATATATCCAACCACGCCAGTAGTCTTACCCACTTGACGAGGCATTTTACATATAGTAAAACGATTATCATCGAATGTCTTAAACATTTTTTTCTGATATTGATAGGGAGTAAAAGAAATAAGACCCTTATCAATACTTACAATTTTTACATAGTTTTCACAAAAGTAATTGACATCGTTAGCGCATTTTATATATTCTAGAATTTGTTCTTGTGAAAATTCTAGTTGTATGCCTTTGCGTTTTAGATTGACATTACCAAGATATACATCATTTGTATTATTCATAATTTAATCAATCTCTATCAGTAACGTGATATGCCCACACATGAGTTTCACCTTTTTTCACAGCATCTCTATATCT